TCTCTCGGATCAGCCTTCTTAGTTGGATCTTCGTAAGTTTCATGTTCTTTAAACTCCTGGAACTAAATAGTAAGCCGCAAATGGCTTTTGGTTTTTTTCAAAGCCCGTGAAAATCGTTATACCACTCCATATACTCTTCCCAAGAGCCTTCAGCAAAACTCTCCAAAAGCTTCATGAGTCTCTCTTTTGTGTAATCAGCCATAACCGTAAGCATTAGCTTTCATTACAAACTGCTGCTGCAATAGGACATTGACAAGCAGATTAGAGGTTATACTTGCTAATCAATGCTCGTGCAAGAAATGTGGGTCTGGCTGCTTCGTAAGTTAGAACAATAATATTTTGCACCATCCAATCAATATCTTCTGACTTAATATTGTGCGGATTTGGTGTTGGATATTCCAGTATATCCCGTAGGATAGTGGTAACCAATTTTTGGTCTTCAAAAGCTTCTGCTTTTTTATTGGAGGTTCGTAAAACAGTTTCAACAACCATTTCTGCAAACCACCAATTAAATTGAACAGCATCGTATGCAATCATGTTAGGCAGATCATAATTTCCATCACACATTGTGTTTTTTCTTCCCCTTGCTAAAGATTGGTCGACCATGAACTTTGCTATGACAATTTTCACACAAAACAATTCCTGAAACATTGTTCAAAACATGATAGTCAGCTACGGCATTCGATATCTTGCACTTAAGAGATACAAGTTGGGTGTTTATACCATTTGAATGAATGCTTCCAGACCAATTGAATTTTGCTGCGACTAGTCGAACAATGTCGCACATTCTTTCTTGATCATGATGCACATGCAACTTGTTTCTTTTGAAACTCTGATCACAATGTTGACAGGTGTGCCTTGAAGCAATTATCTTCGGCGTTTTCCATTCATTGTGAAGGCGTCCATTGCCATGACAATAAGCTTGTAATGATGAAGTGCCGTCTTTATATTGTGAGTGTTCAGGCCCATAGAGAGTTCGAACAGTGCCATCTAGACGTCCCTGTTTCATTCGTTTTTTCCGACGTTCCAATTCCTCTGGGTTGGACAAAATTGTTTTTGAGCCTTTTCTTCCATACTCAGCCACAGATTTGTGTTCTTCCTTGGTTAGATTCTTGTTCCAGATTTTAAGTTCGCCCTTTTCCCACATCCTTTTTCGTGTCTTCTGGCTTTTTTCTCGGGCCTTTTTATTGTTTCCCCAATTGTTCTTTCCAGGCACACGTGCAGCATGCCCCCGTATAAATTTCCGAAATCCACGAGTGGTGTCAAGGTATCTCACTTCGCCACCACAACCACAACCACAAGTAGGTTCGACACCGTCATGGTAAAGTAATACGTAAAGTTTCTTTGAAGTTCCTTTATGGAACTTTCGAAAATGAATAGATAGAGAAATCAGTTTTGGATATTGCTTCTCGCAAAGGGGACAGTTAAAAGACATGAGCCACACTCCTGGGTTACAGTATGAGTATGGCTCAAATGTATTTAGTTGTATTGTTTACTGTGCTGTTTGATAATGACGGNAACCATATAGTGCAGAGTGGGCTTCACGAAAACACTACCTGGGCAGCACGCTTTGTCGAATGATAACGTCAATACTGTAAAACAGCGTTGTCAAATCTTATAGTTAATGAGATTTCTGCGAGGTCGGAAGTGGAATCATATCCGACGTCATTGAAGTTAGCTTCGGTAACGAAGGCGCCTTTGATATCCCAAAGTTGGATTACGGTACCGACTGGGTCGAGCATTTTGAGTTGTATATCACGCTTATAGAAGTCGGCATATCCGCCCCGACCTGAAACGGATTCGAAGCAAAGTCGGACCCATTCCATGACTTGTTGTGAGCCAGCTGGAGCGATTGGGTCATGAAGGGTGACAGCGATGGTGTTGAAGGTAGTTTTACCAGCAACATAACGAGTTGAGTTGATCCAGTTGATGGTAATTTCTTCGGTGCTGTAGGTAGGACGGGCAGCAGTTTTTACGATGAAGGAGTCGATACCTTCAATAGCGAGCAAGAAGCGACGCTTATGAATCGGCTCGAATTTCGTTGGTAACATATCTGTAACTGGTAATGTCTCTGCCATAATAGTCTCTTTTTTTCTTGGTAAATCCCTTATCTGTAAATATGTGCTGTCAATGATTAATACATTGCCAGTTTACAATGTTTTATGAGCGGGTATACTACTAGATATGTATGATCAAAAGAAATTAGATTTCGGAATCAGCGGAATCTATCGCATTGAGAACATTAAAAATGGGAAGTTTTATATTGGCAGCGCCAAATGTATTCGCAAACGATTTAATGAGCACATTGGGAAACTTAAACTTGGAACACATCCAAACCGTTTTTTTCAGAACGCATTCAACAAACATGGTATAGAAGCTTTCCGAGCGTTTCAAATACAGACTGTTGACGACCTCGCAGAGTTGATTATTGTTGAGCAGTTATTTCTTGACAAACTGTATGACGGGCAGAAGTTATGTTACAACATATGTCCGACTGCGGGAAGTGCATTAGGGCGGAAGCATACTGAGGATACCAAAAGGAAAATCAGTCAAGCGCACAAGGGAAAGACGTTATCGAGAGAGACACGCCAAAAAATTTCTGAGGCAAAGAAGAAGCAAAAGTATTTGCACTTTAAAAGTGGAATAGAAAATCCTATGTATGGGAAATGTGGCGAAAGCCATCATTTTTATGGTCACACCCATTCTGCAAAATCAAAAAAGAAAATGAGCGACTCTTCTAAAGGAATTCCTAATGAAAAAAATGGACGACAAGTTTTCCAATATAATCTAGAAGGAAACTTGATTCGTTCTTTTGTAAGTTGTGCCGAAGCAAAACGTCAAACAGGTGTATCTGGTATTCGGGCAGTAGCTCGTGGCTTTAGAAAAACTGCTGGTGGTTTTGTCTGGCGTTATGCGACTGATTAATTATAATCATCACATAATCATCACAAACAGGATTTGGTTTGGCTCTTATAAAGTCAAAAGATCCCTGGCTAGTTTTTTTAGACTCATCGTGGCATGTTCTATAGTTATTTTTCTATCTTTGTCGGTAAATCCTTTTTCTAAATATTCTGCATAAATCGGAGTGTGCGTATCCATATTATATTCAAAATCATCACCACGAGGTTTACCGAGCCAATCATCTATTGCAGCCATGATTTCTTCTTTAGCTTCGCCCCATTCATTTCTTGCCCAATCCCAATTGTGCGTTTTCATTGACATCGTAATCTGCTTGGAAACTTTTTGGGGGTTTAAATCAATGCCAAATTCGTCAAAAGAGTTTTCGCCTGCTGCGTTTAGTTGGTCTTCAACAGCTTCTCGAATCAATGCTCTCAATTGTGTTTTTGTGATCTTCATCTCGTGCTCCTGGTCTAATTATAGATAGCATGAGCAATTACTGGTATATTTCAATAAATGGGGAACCGTTCCATGTGGAAGTTTTGCGAACACCCGAAGAACATTCCAAGGGTTACCAGAACCATCAAACAGGGCCTGGCCCACACTCAGGAAAACTCTTCCTTTGGCCAGATGCAAAGCAACGAGCGTTTCACATGCGTAATGTACCATGTGATCTTGGGCTTCTTGGTTTTGACACAGATGGTAGTCTGGTCTGTTCTTTTGTGATGGATCAAGGTACGAAGAAGGTATATTCGACGCCGCCATGCAAATTCGTACTTGAATGTGACCCAGATTGGGTTGATACTATCGATCAGGACAGTTGCAAACTCCAAATAGTTAAGAAATAACTAGGGTCTAAGCAATTCCACTCGTCATACCGTCAAAAGATCTCTGACGATTTCTTTCAGGACTTCTTCGGCTTTATCTTGTGCTTCAACTATTTCCTGATCGCTGTATTTTCTAAACACATCACCATGCGGAGGTGCGTAATGAAACAAAGCGTTAGAAAACATCTCGCCCCAACCTTCGCCAAAACAACGGACCATTGCAAGTTTGATTGATTCATCAACCTCGTCATATCGATCTCTAACCCAATCCCAGTCGAATGTTTTCATAGATTTAGCGATTTGCTTCGAGACCTTTTTTGGGTTCAAGCCAGATATCTTCTTATCCATTCCAACCTTGTAGGCATTTTCTTTGTCAAGACGCTCAGCTTTCTTAAGGGCACTCATTAACTTTTTGCGGTCATTGTTTGACATTTGACGCAACGCTTGCATCAGAGATTCTACACCCATTTTTGTTAAGGAACCTGCTGCAAACGCAGCACCAAGTTGCTCTAGAGAAACTTCTCTAGCCTCGTTTAGTTGTTTACTAATAGCTTCACGGATTAGTGTTCGCAGTCGTGTCTTTGTAATTTTCATCTCATTGCCTAAGTCTAATTAGGAATTTTTCTAAANNCTTCCATTATACGGCGAAAAATTCATCAGAATTTCATCGACAAGTCTGAGGACCATCTCTTGAAGCCCTTGAGGCCTTCGGTACATCAACGAAGAGATTTCGTAGTCCTTATTCCTGCCCTTGTTCAGAACGAACCCAAGAGATTTATAGAACCGAATGAGAGCAGACTTGCTTGTGCCAAATGAAGAATCGGGCGTCAACGTGATCGTTTTCCCTGTTGAATCAGCGTAAGCATTCAGAGCTTCGAATACTTCTCGACCGTAACCCTCGCCTCGCTTATCTTCTTTGACTATGACCAGGGAGACACTGATTTCATCATCGTACTCGTAGACGCTCCAAGTTTTGAGGACGCCTCCGTACTTCTCCTTGATAGCTTGGAGGCTCATAGCTCACATCATCTTGACGACTACATCATCCATGCTACGAGTTCTCTGCTTCAACAGATAGACATAGGTCTCATGGTTATTTGCGGATGCTGACCATTGATCATTCATGCCTAGAGTGAGCATGCCCTTTTCCTCAAGAGTTTTGAATGCTCTGTTGAGGAACTCAAGATAATCTTCGATTATATGAAGACCTTCTTTGGCAATGTCACGTGGAGCCAGTTCTGCTGGGGAATGATATTTGTCCATGATTTTCATTGCATGTTTAATGAGGCCCTTTGGACAAGCCATATTTTGGTCACCTGTTACGCCAACAGCTTTCTCGATTGCACCGTCTACTTCGTCTTGAACTTCGGAATAGATTCTGCCATAAAGGTTGACGTGGTCTCCTGCGAAGCTAGTCCCACGAGTAAGGTGGTGAGCTGAATGGAACCAGAGATGAATTGCTCTTAGCCAAGCAGGAACCTCGGAGATGAGTTCTTTGGCGTTATCATCATACACATTAACTTGTTCGGTTAGCAGTTCTCCGTCTGAGCCTTCAGCTTCTGACAGAATGCCTGCCAATTTCTGTAGTCTTGTTTTTGTAATTACCATGTTCGTTTCCAGCTCTAATTAGGCTTCAAAAGCCCAAAAGGTTCATCAGTTCATCGACGTCCTTTTCTTTTTCCGCTTCTTCGGTTGCTTGTTCCTCAGGAGACATAGCAGCCAAGCGTGCAATCTCTTTTCTCTTTGATGCTTCACGAGCTTTATCAAGGCCGAATTTTTTATTGAATGCGGCTCGTTGAGCCTCTTTGTTCTTCTTGCGGGCAATTTCTTTATCTTGCCTCATTTTCCACTGGTCTTGCGCCTCAGGAAATTTAATCACGTATTCATCAAAATGGAATTCAACGGGAACCTTATCCAAACCGAGCTGAATCGCAGTTTTCAATCTATGATTGCCTTCACCAATTTTGATCTTGCCATTACGACCAAAGTTGAGCCAAATCGGATGCTGTGAGTCGAAACCTTTTGTCTTCATTGATTTCTGAAGGTCTGGCCTGTTTCGTCGCATATATTCACGGTATCGAAAGAGTTCTTTCGGAGGGAACCAATGGAGTGAGCCTTCGTCCTTGATTCCACGCTCTACCCAATCTTCTAAAACCCTTTGGATAATTTCATCGGTCTTGGTTCGTCTTTCAAACAAATAGCTTAGAAGGCTTTCTAGGGGCGCNATNGACTCATCAACCTTTTCAGTTAGTTGTCTCATCAAACTATTGATAGCTTTTTCACCAAGGTGAGAACCATGAATGGTGATTCGTTCGAGCCAATCACGAAGCTTTTCTGGGTTTCGTGCTCTGGCTTTTGCAAACTGGATAGCTCGATCGAAACGGCTTTGGTCATAACCTTCTGCATCAACCAACGCCTGAATCAAGTCTTCAATTGTCAGGTTTGGGCTTGAAAGATCGATGCCAGCATCACCGAATTTTTTCATGTCTTGCTGACCAGCTGAGAACTTCATGCCAGATTGCAAGAATTCTTTACGGGAATATTCTTTCCAATCATGATCGGTACCAGGTTTTTTTATCCAGACACGTGTGATCTGAGATGGTTTTACAAGACCAATAAGAAGAGCTTGAGGTTCCGAAGATTGAAGCATGGTCATAGCCATGTGTGGACGAAACGAGTTCGGGAATTTTTCTTTAGTCCAATCTGTCAGTCCAGGGTCACGTTTTTTAAGTTCACGGCCAATATTACCTCCGTAGTCTGTACCATGGAGATTTTTAGCTCGAACTTTTAACTCAATGATAGCCCCACCACCGAAAGATTTGGCGACTTCAAAGTCGGCTGTAACGAAGATACCTCGATGTGAACCTGCCCTGTAATCTCGTCTGAAATCCTGTGTGGCATCAAAACCGTTTATGAGAAGAGGAAGACGAAACATGGGAGTCCCATGATATACCGTTATGACATCATTTGGAGCCGCATTTTTGATTTGTTCCTCTGCGTCTGGTGAGATTGTTTCTGATAACAACACAGTCAGTAGGTTTTCGAGGTTGCTTCCCATGATTCTAATTACCACGTTTAGCCGATAAAGTTGAAGTCATTTGATATTTATTGCTGTGCAAGATATCGTCTATCACGGTTCAAACAACCCAAACCTTACAGAGCTGGAAGCAGGAATGCCTCCATACGAAGGTGGTATTGGATTTGGAGTCTATGTAGCCTTCGATAGTAATGTTGCTGAATTCTATGGCGAACACGTTTATAAACTGAAGCTTTTACTAAGTGAAGATGACATTCTTTGGTTGGATCCCTATTCCATGGACCAAGTTCCAGGGTTCGAAGGACAATCAGTTTTGGTAGGTGAACAAGTACCACCATTTAGCTTTTCTATCAAGGAACAAAGATATACAGTGGCCTGGGATGGTATCGAAGAACAAGTTGAAAAAAACCAATTTAGAAATTTGCTAAAGGGCACAATCCCCGATAGATTCATTGAATCGATAGGCGAAGACATAGTTCCCGACGCAGATGACCTAGCCTTATGGATTGAAGAAAATGGCAACGAGTTGGCACAGTGGGCTGCTGAAATTCAGGGGATTGAAGACTGGGAAAAGGCACTCAAGTTTTTCTTTGAAGATGGTGGTTCTGGTGAAGTTAGGGATGACACCAAATTTTTCAATGTGGTTATGCAAGCACTCGAAAAATCAGAAAAACTAGCGACAGAACAGTTGGGTCTGATTATTGACCTAGAAGACATTGGCGAGGAAGCCCGAGCAGCAGGATACAAAGGTGTCTATCTTGAAGGTGCTCGGGGAGGTATGCCCAACACCGAACTACTTGTATTTAACGCAGATGATTTGCGCATGCTCGGATTAGATGAACATATGAACAGAAACAATCTAGAAACACTACTTGAGTCACTCTTAAAAGAGCAGCACGAAGAAGACTATCAGGACCAAGCAACTGACCTTGACTATGTTTTGAATGAGCCCAGACGCAAAAAGATCCCCCACGAGGAATTGAACGCTTTCGAAAATGAAGGCTATCACAATATTTTGGCTGTCCTCAAAAAAGCAACAAGACAAGAGATAGATTATTGGAGCAACTGGTATCAATACGCCAATAGTCATGTACAACAACTGGCTTCCAAATATGACGTTCCAATGGAAATCGCAGCAGCAGTCACAGCTGTACTTAGTCCAAACCTAGGTTGGAAAATAAATCTCATGTCAGCTTCCAGAGTTTTGGATAACTGGAAGCATGTGAATGGTGATGATAGTTTCCCACATTGGGACAAGATTCCAGCCTACAAGACCAATCAACGCAAGGCAAAAAATATTCTGGAAACAGGAGACGTGAGCTTCGTCAAGGGTCCAAAGGTTACTGTATTTTACTTCTCACTTTTACATCCAAACCGAGTTGAACGAGAACTTGTTCTCGATGGTCACGCTATCAATGTATGGAGAGGTATCAAGACTCCTCTGAAGAATATGACGCAACCAACAAAGGCTGAAAGAAAAGCTATCGTTCATGACTACCGTAAGGTAGCAGACTTGGTTGGACTCACTCCGCAACAGNTNCAAGCTTTAACCTGGTTTATNTGGAAGNCNGTNAAGAANCCNCCAAAGGTNNNNGGNAANATNCCTGTGAAAGAATATCGAACATTGGCAGGAAGCTTGGTTTCAAGATTGCGTCTTGAGCTGCTCAGTTAGTGTTTCGTATT